TAGCAGCGTTGTTCAAAAAATCTACTTTACACATCATCAACACTGCTGATGATTTTCCACCTATATTTTTTCTGTCTTGTATATCGTAGATAACAAAATCACCACCTATTTCAGTATTTCCTTCACTGTCAGCAATACGTATGAACACGTTCTCCATTCCCGTCAATTCTGATATGAGACCCGTCTCACTGTCAGTTATCTGTGCTTCCATAAGCATAGTGGCAGATTGCATATCCTCAGTATATCTAACAAACAATACCTGATTAACTCCGATTGGAGGGAAATCTGCAATCAAGAAAGATACTAGTTGGAAATTGGATTGTATATTTACTGACATTAGAATTGCGAAGTTACGTTGTATACATTAATAAATGGAGATTCCTCAATATTAGGTTGAGCAAGTTCACCACCCTCTTGACCCCCTGTAGAAACACCGCCACTCATAGCATTTGCTATTACATCACCAGTTCCCTCTGCACCCTCCGCTAGTGCTTTTGCCTTAGCATCTTTTGCATCTCTACTTTCTTTTATAGTTTGATCTGTTAATTCTGTTAAACTTTGTTGTGGTTCATCAGGAGGATTGAATATATTTTTAACACCTGTGAGTGCTTTCATACCAAATTTCATCGCCATGCCTACAGGACTTGCTGCTAGTGCTTTTCCTGCTGCACCTTTTATTTTATCCTTCACACCAGATGCTTTACTTGCTAACCCCTTCATGCCTTTAAATGCTTTAGCACCCGCATTGAATGCCATACCCATAGGTGTCATACCAAATAATTTTTTAGCAAGACCTTTACGTTTCTTAATCGGTTGCATTGCCCTAGTGCCTTTACCACCGTCACCAAGTCCTATACCATCAGCAGTTCCTGTGTATGGTGCTCTCTTTCCTGTGGTAGGATCACCCATTTGTGCAGGACCTAATAAGTTTTGTGAAGGTGAAGAGCCAGATAATTCTGGAGTTGCACCAGATCCACCAGTTTCACCACCACCTTCACCGCCACCACCAAATTTATCGAGTGCCTTACCTATCAATGCTTGCATCAATGTGGGTTTATTATCATCATCACCATCTTTATCATTATCCTCTTCATCATTAGCAACTTCTGTACTTGCAGCACCTAACTTAAATGCATTAGCGATCTTAGTTATATTTCTGTTAAGAATCTTAGATGCTTCTTTACTTGGTGCAGGAATCTTCTCTAACAAGTCAATTAATGCAACAGCAGCAGATTTAGCGGGCAATGCCATTGCGTCACTAAATGCCTTCTTCATCTTAGGATCTAGTTTAAAATCTTTTTCTAATGACTTATCTACATTCTTTTTCTTACTATCACCATCCATACCACCTTTTGCTAGACTGGTAACCTTCTTAGATTTCTTGACTGGTAATAAACCTCCTGTAATAGGACTTCTATAGGTTTGATTTCTTGCATCTATATCTGCTTGCACCTGTGCAAGTGTTTGCAATTTCTTTGGTCTACCTCTTCTCTTCTTAGTAATAGCTGTTGATTTTACTGGATTTGGAACAAGGTCTTGCTTTGGTGCTGCCTTTGCTTTTACTATAGGTTCTGATCCTAGACTAGTAGCTTTTACATCAACAGTCTGTTCAGACGCAGGAACACCCATCGCACTAGCAACTGCATTAGGGTTACTAATAAAGTTACCAATCCCCTTTCCTATATTTTTCATAGAGTTAACAGCTTTCTTCATGATGCGTATGCTAGTTGTGCATTACCCTTGCCATGTGGGTCTAGAACATTTGTCTCATTCCTACCCCATTGATTCTTTCTTCTATTTTTCTGATACGTAGGTACAGGTATGTAGACAACTTTTGGCGGTGTTGGCATTGTATTAACACCACCGCCTCCTCCACTTTCTCTATCACCAATCTGTAGAGGAAATTTTTCTAGTGATAATTTATCTGCTTCTTCTGGAGAATATCCTTGTTCTATCAAGTCATTAAACTCCTCAAAACGTTTTGAACTTTGAAGTGTTGACGCACTAGGAGTTTTAATTGACCCTGATGAAGATACTTTTGATTCTTCGGGAGGGATATCAGGTAACCACTTGTTCTTACCTTTCCTCAACCACTTATCATTATCTTCTCCGTTTATAAAGTCAAAGTGAACTGGATCATCTTCTCCCTGCCATTGAAAACCATATTTTTTACCTTTCTCTCGCATCCATTCGCTTGCCTTACTACCAAACTGTATATCAACTGCCCAACCTTGTCCATGTGGTGAGTTGCCAGGTGCTGCAGGAGTTATAGCATTTGGATCTCCTGCCTGTGCTGCAGAGACTAATGCTGCTTGTTGCTCTGGACTTCTATATGAAGATGTAACACTGTTTGGTAGATTGATACCATCTTTTGCTGCAGCGTTAACTGCCCTCTTCCATGCTTTCATGGTAGGAGGGTTTAGAACAATAGGTTTACCAAGACTGTCTATTGCAGCGTTTGGTGTTGTCAATCCCGATGCTTGCTCTTCTGCTTTCTTTTGATCAGGCAATATACCCATATCTTTAGCAGCAAGTGTAGCATCGAGTCCTATGGATACAGCAGTTCCAACGCCAGGTATTGTACCTGCAATACCAGATGCTGCTTCTAACATTGCACCTTTAAAATCACCTTTCATCAATCGTTGTCCTGCAAACAACAGTCCTGCACCTAATCCGACAAATGGTATTTTCTTGAGTAATCCTTTTCCTAGTGCCTTTGCACCTACCTTTGCTATTGCTTTACCACCTACCTTAGCACCAATTTTCTTTATACCCTTCTTTAGTAATGACTTTCCTGCTTTAGAGACACCTTTAACTAATCCTTTTCCCTGTTTGGCGACTTTGCTAAGACCCTTTCCTGCCTTTTTACCAACTACACTTAATTTTTTAAATGCTTTTCCTACTTTTCCCTTTCCTTTTGAGAGGAATTTCTTTGCTTTCTTAAATGGTTTACTCTTACGAAACTTCCTAAATCTTTTTCTTAACTTTTTAAAGTCAGGAAGTCTAAAACCTCCACTACCACCACTATCAGGAGCAGACTCTTTCTTCTCTTCTGGTGCCATAGCACCACCTGTAGTAGCACCACCACCGACACCACCCCACCACTGCAATTCTTGCTTTAGTCCTATTTTAAATGCGGGTTTGACTGTTTTTGATATACCAAATACAGATTTTAATTTATTTGCTTCTGCTAAAACACTACCTTTAGCGGGTGATGCGGGTAGTGTTTGTAAAAATCCTATGGAGGAACTTATTAATAACGATGCACCTTCTCTGTATACTGATTCTATCGACTTACCATACTTTGACAGTGGGATAACTGCTTCTGCTTCTCCACCCTCGCCAACTTCTGCTATTGTACGATCTTCTACTATACCACCTTTCTTTAAACTTACTTCTGGTTCTTCTTCGTATGGTAAACTTTTTTCTTCAGCAACCTTTGCTATTTTTTCTTTTACAACTTCTTGATATTTTTCCTCTTCTTCTGGTTTTTCTATTGTCTCTAGAGATCCAAATGACGTATCTACCTCATTCACAGGTATAGGTGCAAGAGCAGGAACTACAGCACTAGAACCCACTACAGATTTTGCCACTCCACCTAGGAATGACTCCATCGTATTTTTTAGATAACTAGTGACTTTTGAACCTTTTTCCATTAGGATCTACGTTGTTCTTCTGCGATGCGATCTCTTTCTTTCTGTAAGTGATTCGCTAACATATTCACATATACCTCGCGTTCCCAAGGCATCATATTCTCAATGTCTGTCAAGCTATATTTATGGTGTTGAACGAGAGAAAAATTGGTCTGGTAAAAGGTCATGATGCCCTCGTGGAAGAGGGCTATGCGAAAAAATCAGATAATCCTTCTAATACAACCTCATTTATAACCTTAGTCTTAGGGTTTTTGACCTTTAATACATGTCTAAGAGTTGGCATTGTTTCAAAAAACTGTTGTATGGTATCAAACTGTGCACTAGTCAAACCCTCTACCCATGCTTTTGATTCGTCAACAGAGTCAGGAGTGTAATCATCCTCGCCCATATACACTCTTTTGATACACTTTGCCATTAAATCGTATGGATCTGGTTCTTTTTCACCAAAATTAATTTTAGTAAAGTATTCAAGATCTGGATACTTCATCTCAACAGTAATATCATCAGTTAGTTTGATGATATTTGTGTGACCCTTGGGGAAGTTAACTTTGATATCGTTGACTAGAAACTTAACATCAACAGTGGTTTCCATGTCATCTTCACAAGTAACTTTTACTTCAAGTTCTTCACCGATAGATCTAGCACGTATCTGTAGAAACAAATACTCTATATCAAATAGTGCAAGGTCTTCTACCTTTGTTTTAGTAATCAAACAATTTTGTATTGTTTGTCTTATTGCATCTAATATTTGCTCTTGATCTTCATTTTCTAATGCTACTATCAGAACCTTTTGTTCTTTAACTAAGAACGGTCTGTACTTTACCTTCTTCTTTGTAGAAGGCACAGTCAACGTGTAAGTTGGCGTTGCAATGTCAGGTAATGGCATAATTTATAAATTCAGTATATTATATAGCAGGGTTTTTTAACTGCCTATATCAGGTTGAGGTCCTTCTATCAAGTGACTATACTCATAATAAAAACCAATTGTTGCCTTTACAAGTTGTGCAGGAGCAGAAGAATATGGTATTGATGCTACTGTGTATGGATATGCCTTCACTAATCTAGCGTTCCATGGATTAAGATAATCTGGTTTTTTAGGATTTCCGTTCTGATCAGTGCCAGTATCTGCAGCACCTTGATACTTTTCTAACTTGTGTATGAACATATCACATGCATAATCTTCATAATAATTAAATGCAGATGCTCTTTTGTATGGTTGATCATCATAGAAAAACTCAGGATTAGATGCTACAGTATTTGATGTAAAATCTTGCCACGCCCTAAAAAATCTAAGTGGTAGTGATGTTCCGTCCATGAAGAAACTGACATCTAATTCATTATACACCTTTGCTGTTGCCATTTTCTGTGTGATACCTTTATGCACTGATTTAATATCAAATGCTGAGTAGGTAACGCCAGGCAACTGTATTTCATTACATAATAATTGTAAATTCATACTATCGCCATTATCAACTAACCTTAGAAAATCATCACCTAAGTTGTTTTCAAAGAAAGTTTTTAATTTTGCAGATGGTTGAACTGAAAATTGGTATAAATTGGACGAAGAGATACCACCAGACTTGCCAATAGCCTGCATGAAATTCTGTAGTCCTCTTGCGGTTGCCATAAATATACATATGGTTTGATATATGTATTTATAGTGACATACAAAGGTAAATACCGAGTAATTAATTACAAGAAGTATAAAGGTGATCCTACAGGTGTTGTATATCGTTCTTTGTGGGAAAGAAAGTTCATGAAGTGGTGTGACACAAACCCAAATGTATTGGAATGGTGGTCAGAAGAACTTGCCATACCGTACAAAGATCCAGTTACAGGTAGATGGCGTCGTTATTTTCCAGATTTTTGGATGAGGGTAAGAGAGAAAGATGGTAAAGTAA